AATATTGATGCGAGAGTATTGATGTATTCGGTGTAAGCAAACGAAGTCCTTTATCGCCTGCAATAAAAATCATAAGTCCTGCTGAAGCAACTTGCCCAAGACCAATTGTTCTAACTGGGATTGCTGAACCTTTTACTACATCAATCAAAGCAAATGCAGCATTTAAATCTCCGCCTGGACTGGTAATTATTAAGTTAAGTAGTTCTGGACGTTCTTCACCAAAGTTTGCTTCAAGAATCCACTCAACTGCTTGTTTCACACTAGACATAGTAACTTCTTCCATAAGAAGAAAGAATGCATGTTTAGAGGAAGCGTCTTCCTTTAGTAATAGATTCATTTTTGACATCATTTTGTTCACTTTCTTTATAAAATATATGTCTACCAATTACAGTAGTTCGTTTCAATTTCCATCTAGGATTCACATAATCTGCATGATAAAATAATGCACCTTGTGTAATATCTTCTATAGATTCATAATTAGCGTATACATCTAATGCTACTTCTAATGCTTTGTTGTATGCGTAGTCACTCTTTGGTTTTACATTTTCGCAAAACCAAGTGAATTGGCATATAGATCTTGTTTTCTGTTTGACTACAGAACAAATATCTTTGGGGTATCTTGGATCTTGCACACGATTCATTGTGACTAGTGCTACTGCTAGTTTTCCACTGTCTGGTTCAAATCCAGCCTCATAATAAATGTTTTGTGCTAAACAGTCAATTTGTTCTTGTGAATCTTTGGTCAACTGTGAATAATTAATCTTTAAGTAAAGCACATTTGTATTTAAATATTTTAAATGTGTTTGTAGAAAAACTCCAAAGCAAATTACTAATAATATTATTGGTATGTATATACGATATTGTCGCATAATTCTCCTTTAAGTAAAAAGAGAAGTGCATGACGCACCTCTCCTATCCCATATCAGGTGGTTTTTTTAGTTATAGTTTTTGTATTATCTTGGGGGATATTTGAAACAAAACCATTAAGCACGTGCGCTTTTGCTATGATTTCATTTTCTGAAGGAAACGATGGGAATCCTGGATGTTCAGGAATCGTACCTCCATTCAGTTTAGCAGATTCGACTTTCGTAGACCAGTCGTTGCTAATCTGTTCACGCTTACCAAAATATTCATCTGATAGCATGTCTTTCGCCATTTTTAATAATTCGAGGCGAATCTCGAATGGTGTCATATTCGACATAAAATACTCCTTGTGTTGTGTTTTGTGTAATGAAGGTTTTATTGGGATCCTTCAACCCACTGTATAATTATTTAGGAATTATTTCTTTGCTGCTTCTACTTTAGGAGCATCAACTTTCTTTTCGTCTTTCTTTGCTTCTACTTTCTTAGGTGTAGGTTTTTCAGACTTTGGAGCAGGAGGACATTTACCATTCTTGTCCTTAGTTACGCAATTTGCTTCAACTTTTGCTGGAACCTTTGCTTCTTCTTTCTTAGCTGGTTCAGCTGCAAAAGAAATTGACGATACTGCAAGAGCGATTAGTGCGATTAATGTTTTCATATTATATCCTTTAAAAAGAAAAGAGTCAGTCATAAAACACAATTAATGTCGCCACTTTTACATTAGTACAAGAGCCATTGGGCATCGGTTGCTAAGTTAGAGCAAAGACTTCACTAATTTATGATGGTTTTTAAGAGACCATCAACTCTCAAATTAGAATGAGTACTTCAATCCAGCAGAAACACTGTTTCCATCTAAACTAGAAATACGACTCTGTCCTGCTTGATAACGATAATCAGCAGTGAGAGCAACTTGCTTGCTTAGTGGATAAGAAACACCTGCACCAACTAATGCAGCGTAGCCATCAGTTGTATTCTTTTGATCCAAGTAAGCAACTCCAGCTTTAACTGCGACAGTTGTTGCACCAAAATTTGCAACATCATATGAAGCAACTAAACTGTATTTGTTTAAGTCAGTTCCAGATTTGTATTGATCAAAGCCAGCTGTAATACCTACTTTGTCATACTTCTGTCCAACTGTAATACCATAACCAATACGGTCAGAATTCGCAGTGTCACGACTTGTATTAATTCCAAAATCAGCTGAGTGTGCACCCATAGATGCCAACAATGCTGTTACTAAAATAATTTTCTTCATTGAATTTCCTTTTGTAAAAATAAAGTGGATGGTTATTCTGTTACGAGGAAACCATCCGAAACCCTAAGCAGTGTTTAGGCTGCTAATGCGAACTGTGCGTCGTTTGCGTTTACGTTGTTTTAGTTTTTATGTCTTCTCTGACAAGTTGTCCACTTCTGTACTTGTTGCCCTGTCGAAACCTAGTCACCCCCATCAGAAGAATTTTATTTTTCACGAACAGAGCCAGTCTTATCTGCTGGGTGTTAAAATACTTCTGGTGGAGGTGGGGAGAATCGAACTCCCGTCCAGAACACTTTTCTAGTTGCTTCACACAACCATTCACTTTACCATATAATCATTATACAGTAATCTTATATTTATGTCAAATATATTTTATTTGTTTATATTGTAATCGCAAGTCTTTAAACCCATCGATCCAGTCATCTCGTTTTTCGACAAATATTTTTGTCGGATTATCGTCTATACCCATTATAATAACTAGTCTTCCTACTGGAATTCCTATTAGTTCTTCGAATGCCACAGCGTATGCTGCAGTCTGCATAAAATATCCATGGATGTGATCTCTAGTCTTTGGTTTGCTTGAGGTTTTAAAATCAATAACTGAGAGTTTACCTTCATACTCAGCAATACAATCAACAGTTCCTGCAACCTCAAGATGATCAGAATACAATGGTGTTTCCAACGCATGTATGTTATCTATTTTTTCGAGGTAGGGTCTAATTCTTCCAAATATCTCTGAATCGAACGTGTCAGGTTCACAGAGTTCACTGCGGAGATATGATTCACAATATCCATGGACTTTTGTTCCACGTTTACTTGCTTGGCTGGAGATTCTATTTGCTTCTGCTTCTCCGACTCTTTTTCGCCATTCGAGGATTCCTTGTTTTGAGTGGAGTCCTGTAACGGTAGTGACGCTTGGATAGGCTCGACCCGTCGGTGTTTTATAGACTCTTGTGCCATCGGGGGAAGTGTCACGTTGGAGTTTAGGGAAATCATGTTGTATAAATGTTTTCATTTAATAAAAGAAATCCAACTTGTTATAATATATTTTTCATTACTAAGTGGAGGATTACCTCTATGCGTATGAGTAAATCCTGCTGGCCAAATACAGATAGTTCCAGTTTTTGGTTTAACTCGTTTATGTTGATAAAGCCATTCTGTTTCTCCACCTTCTTCAACATCATTTAAATATATTGACCATGCTAAAAATCTATGAGAAAGTTCAAGTCCATCTTGTTCACAATGCCAAACATGATATCCACCACCAACTTGGGTTCTTTGAATTTTTATACACCAATCTATTGCATGTTCATTTAATGTAGGAAGGATAGCATATTCTTTAGCATATAGATCATAACATGAAAGTAGTCGTTCTGTTATCATACCCTTAAATGGCACAGACCTATAACTTATAGCATCAATAAAAACAGTGTCGTCTTCTTTTTTTATTTTTGATACTCTGTCATGCTCTTGTCTAGTAACAGAAGAATGACCTTCAAAGTGATTGATTAATATACCACATTCTTCTGTTGTCATAACATCATCAAAAACACCGATAAAATCTTCAAAATAATATTTCATGTGAGTAAGTGCATAGCCTCATTGTAATGTTTAATTCTATCTTCTAAACCAATATAACCACCATTGATTTTTTTGGTCATTAGTTTGATATCACCGCTGTCTGCTTGAACATTTAGTTTGTTCTTGTTCCAAAACCAAATTGCCGACATCAAAGCAAAATCACGATCTGCAGTAACCCAGTCTGGATTCTCAATAACATTTTCCCAATCATCAAACATTTCTTTTGCAAATGATGTATAGTTTGCACGTCCAGTCAATTGAATTGGACCACGTCCACGAAACCTGTATCCATCACCAGATTCTGGAGCACCATTACCCATGCGATTGGCATAAATTTTATTTGCGATCATCTCTGGTTTCTTAGCATAATGTTGTGCTTCTTCCAATGTGGGAAAATATTTCTTAAATATTGAACACAAACCCTGTGCAGAGTAATTAAGATTTTCTTCAAATATTGTCCAACCACCAGACTCATGTCCGCATTGAGCAAGGAATGCTGCGACTCGCTCTGGTGTATTAATATCATAAGTTGGAAACACTCCATTCATTGCAGTAGCCCATGACTCTGGGTCTTGTGCACGTGGAAATAGGTGATGAAATTGTTCTGTTGTTATCATTTTTTATCCTCGTAATCTTCGTATTTTAGTTTAGCCAAAATATAATCCTTGACTAGAGATGAACGAACAATATCATCTACGGTAAATTCAATACGAGTAAATGCTTTCATATGCTGAGCAATATCAAAGAATTTCAAGATACCAGTAACATCGTTCTTACGTTTATTTAGGTCGGTTTGACGATAATCGCCACACCAAATAATTTTAGACATATGACCCACACGAGTCATAACTGTATCAATTTCTTCATAAGTCATATTTTGCATTTCATCAACAATGATGATTGCATTATCAAAAGACATACCACGAATAAACGAAGTAGAAATAAACTGAACATGGTGCTGCTCTTCTAAGCGATCCCATGCGTCTTTGCGATCAAACAACTGATGACATATTTGACGATATGGTTGTTCATAAATTTCCATCTTTTCACCAACGTCTCCTGGTAGATGACCCATCTCACGAGATTGAACTGCTGAACGAACAACAATAATTTTATCGAACGGATTATTTTTATCTAGAACTTCTTCTATTGCTTTATAAAGAGCAATAAATGTTTTACCTGTTCCTGCCACTCCATGTAATGCTATAAAATAGTCACCTAGTTTATAAGCATCAAAGAATAACTTCTGATTTTCAGTTAAGGGTTGGAAGGTTTTTAAATTATCTAATCTTAATTTTAATTGATTGCTAGCAATTGGTTTTGTCTCACGTTCCTCATGATGAACTTCTACTACTTTTTTTGCTGCTGAGGTACGAGCCATTAGAATTCCTTATAGTTGTGATGAGGATTTATTTAATTGACTTCCTGGAGTTTTCTCATGTATTCTTTGTAGAACCTCTTTAAACCCTGTATCAAATTTTCTAGTTGTGGTTAATTTAGTGGGATCACCAAATGCCACTGATTGAATTACTGTTTCTAGTTGGGGGTTCTCGACTCTGAATGGGTCGAGTTCTGACATCTTCATCACTTTTTCAAACTGTTCACCAGTTTCTTTATTTCGAAATACATATGTTGGCATAATCACTCCTATAATTTTATTTATGCTGGAATCATTTTGAATTTTATTTTATCGTTTTGTTTTTGGTAGATTGCTTTATGATCTCTAATTTTCCATTCAGAAACATACCACTCTGGAATTGGTCTATTCGTCCAAACAGCAAATGGTTGTTTGTCATTAATGTAATAATTGTGATATGCTTGAATAGAATCAGTCGGAACTTTATAATCTTCAGGCATACACTGTGGCATTGGAGTCATACCATCAAATTTTATGTTTGTTGGTAAAGTATCAAGAAAAGGAATTAATCTTTCAGCAACATGGTGTT